CGACTTTTGTTTTTTACCTTCACCACCTTTATAGCCACCACCTTTCTTTTTATATTCAGAGGCCACCATCTGTGCTTTACGTGCTGACCATTGACCAGGCTTACCTCCTTTGCTACCAGCAGTAATACGCTTTTTAATTGATTCGCGCAATCCTGGTTTTGTATATTTGGAATCGTCTTGTGCCATTAGCTTACAAATTTATTTTGAAATCCCATTGGGGGTACAAAAGCTTGTCGCATTGGCATAGGAGCCATGCCACCGCCACCTGGTCCATACGGTCCGTATCCCATTCCTGGATAGTTTCTAATAGGTGTATTAGGACCTTGTGCTGGTTGTTGGTCTCTTCCTACAGCAGCTAAAGGTAAGGGAATAAACGGTTCATTTTCCTCTGGAATACTTTCACCAGGAAGATAAGGACCGCGTCTATAAGGAGTTTGTCCTCCTGGAATTTCAAAGCTAGGTGTAGCAGTTTTATAAAGAAAATTTTGAATATTACCTGGAGCGCCAGGAATATTTAAGCCTCCGCCATAACGAGGAGTGCGGTAAAAAGGATTTTCAAATGCGCCATCTGTATTATCAATAATAATAGGTGGGCGGCTTTCTCCATAACGTGGTCCAGGATCTGGTAACCGTTGAGGAATATTGGAATAAGTAATTGTAGGTTGATGAACAGATCCACCGTAATTAACACCAATTACTTGACCCATTGGGCCAAATCTACGTTCATCAAATTCATCTTGAAATGACATTAGATACCTCGGGTTGAAACGTTACTAAAACCTGCTCCTTTACTACCAGGTCCCAAGAAGGATGCTGGCGCTACATTTCTAGGAGATCGCGGTGACCTAATATCACCTTCTGAGGTATACATAAATTCCTCATCAAATTTCTTTTTTCCTTTTGGGGGAATTTGACTCATATATTTATAAGCTAATTCCATGGCCTAGAAACTTTTCAATTATTCTAGCTGTTCATAACCTGATTCACTATTAAGGCGTTTAATAATAATTCCATCACCTTTAATATTCCAAGTAAGAAGTGTATTGACTTCCCAGTCAAGTGTTTCAATTAAATCTTCTGGTAACGTCACAAAGAGAGAACCATCTTCATGTTCCTCAAGCTCTATAAAATAACTCATTTGGAAAGAATCTTTTCCACAAGTTTATCAAGTTTAGTATTGATTTCACTAAATTCATCATTCATTCTTTCCATCTCTCTTATGTAATCTTGTTTTAAAACATATTCAAGAGGTAAGCGATCAATGCGATCTTCTAGTGTACGCATTCGACCAAAGACTTTTCCAACAAACCAACCTCCTCCAGAGACTACTGCAATTCCTATAGCAATGAGTTGTTCCATTAGTAATCCAGTTGAAGTTTTCCTTTGCGTGTTAAGCCTGTAACAAGCCAAACCAAAGCGTCTACACAATCATCATGAGAGCTAACGCCAAAATTAGTAAGCTCTTCAAACATTGTTGTAAAGTTTCTGTATCTGTTAAAGACTATTTTACGGTCTTCAAACATTCCCATAATGCCTCTAAAGCGTGCCAGTTTATCTGCACGAAAACCTTTAACGGGGTGCCAAATCAAATTATAAAGCCCTTCGTTATTTAGACATATTCGTTTAAAGTCAGCTTCTAAAGAAGCCTGATACTGAACTGCTTCTGACCAAATATCACAAGTCGAATATGTTGGAAAATATAAACCATCATCTTGTTTACCAATAACAGACCAGTCATTTAAAAGCTCTTTTAATGCATCTAGTTTTTCCAAATTTCCCATGACACGTAGTCTTCTGTAATCAATAATATGGATTTTGTCTCCAATTCTTCCTCCTAAGATCATGACCGTATAGTCATTTTTTTCTTTAGTACCGGCTGAAAGGTCAACTCCTATTCCAAGAGTGTCAAACTCTGTAGCAATTTCAGCTTTTACCAAAAGCTCTGGAGCCAACGAAAGTTCGTTTTGCCTGACAATTTGATTCATGTACTGAAAAGAAAACGCAATAGGTGCTTGTCGTTTCTTTTCCTTCAGGTAATCTAGAGACCACATATCAGGCCAATATGACTCTTCCTCGCCAGTCACCTCGTTATTTAAAATGGCAGACAGAACGAGTTGCATCCAATTGTTTTGCGGACAGAACGTGGTCGAATGAATGTCATCATGACGGAAGCGCGTACCAAGGCAAATTGCCCGACCACCTTCAAACATCGTCGGTGCAATCACAGCATTCCAATTGTCTTGCATCATCTTACGGATATCTGGGTTACCAATATCTGAAGCAGATTTTATTGGGTCATCAATTATCACAAGCTGCGAACGTTTGGAAGTCACAGAGCCTTTAAGACCTGCGGCACACAATGTAAATTGTTCTTCACCTGTAACATCAATTCCTGCAAACTTATGGTCAATAGACCAGTATTCGTTACTGGTTACATTCTTTAATAGTTTTACAGTTGGAAAAACTTCTTGATATTTTTTTGATTCAATAATTCTTTTAATTGTTGCTGATTTAGAACGTGCAATATCAACCGTATAACTAAGATATAAAATCTGCAACGGCTTCTTGGCTTGCGTATGAATGCCAATAGCCCAAGCAGTAAACAAACCTAATACAGTTGATTTAGCTGATCCTCTAGGACCAAGCAAATCAATATTTGGGCCAGCAATTTTTAAAAGACATGAACTATTTTCATTAGTTACTAATTGTCTATGCCATTCTTTATGGTGTTCAGCTGGTGGTTTATCAGCTACATATTCACAAAAGTAACCAAAGTCTGTACGTGCCTTTTCAAATAATTCTTCTTTATCACTTTTACGTACTTTATGTTTTTTAGCGGCAGCTTGAGCATTCCGCCTATAAGCAAGGTGACGATGAGAAGGCACTATTTAAATAACTACTGTCTAAATAGTAGCTTATTTTTTATCTTCTTTTTTGTCTTTAAATTTTTTAGCTGCCTTAGATGCCTTTAATCCCTTTTCAGCAGACTCTTCTGCTTCTTTACCTTTTTTAGATTCGTTCTTTTTTTTAAAGTGCTCCAACAATTGGGGAGGCATTTTCTTTTTAGACATCGTCTTCTTCTTGTTCTTCAGTGGGTGGTTGTTGATTCAAAAGATTTTGAAACGGCTGTGGTCCAGGTCCTTGTGTGTTTTCTGGCGATTCATTCATTAAATCTTGAAAAGCCTCTTCATCTGCTTGTTTGGGTGGTTGCGGAGGAAGATTAGGACTATATTTACGATTAGTAGCAATCTTATTAAGAATACTCTCAACAGATTGTTTTGTAAAAGGTTGTACGTTTTCTTCCATAATATTAATCTTCAAATTGCATTCTAGCCCACACACTCATTGAAGCTTCTTGTAAAGGTCCTTCTATAGGATCATCTTTAAAAATAGAAGCTAATTCACGTAATGCACGATCAGCACCAGCCATTAATAAACCCTTACGGTCACGAGAAGAAACAAAAGAATCAACCTGGGAGATAGTGCCACGGAGTTCTTTTTGCATAGCAGCAATGCGAGCAACACCGACATCTCGTTTAATCGCATAATTTTCAATATCCATTCTTAACTTTCTAATGTCTTCTTGCATCTCTTCAATTTCATTTAATAAAACTTTGAGATGATCTGGTTTTGAAAAATTATCTTTTAACCACAAATCAACAGCAGAAATGCTACTGCTATAACCTAAAAATTTTGCGTATAAATATACTTGGATAGCAGAAAAAGTTTCTTCTGCAAAAGAACAAAAAGATTCTTTAGTTGCGCTATCTAAATTATCAACCCAATGGTCAAAAACTTTTATATCGATATCAGAATCGGTAAGCTTTTTGTGCCTGGTTGTAGTCTCTTGCTTCGTCTTTTTCTGAGAACTCCTGCATTTGCTCATTAGTAGTTCGCTTTTCTTGTGCTCCTTTACCTATTGTTGCACGTTCTTGCTCACCAGCATCTTCCATTTTCTTTTTACTAAATTCGTAGGCTACTCCAGCTGCTTGACGATATTTGTCAAGATCAAAATAATCGTCTTCTGCGTAAGTGCTATCTACATCAGCCATTAGAATAACCTAAAAATTTAAATTAGAAATTAGACATCATAGAAGCAAGACCTTGTGAATAGATATCACGACGGCCTTCTACTGACTTCTGACGTTGCTGACGCTTTTTAGACCCTTCAAGTTTATCTAGTAACTGTTGGAAGGTGTCTAGATCTACCGCTGCGTCATCATCGTAAGTACCACCAGCACTAGAAGTAGGAGTTGAGTCTTCAGCCATTTTTTAAACTTAGTTTACTTTTAAAATTATAATACAACCCAACGTTTATTAGAAGTTAAAAGATGAGAACAAAGACCCGTATAATTGAGCTTCTTTTTGTTTCTGCGCAACATCACGTGCCGTATCTCCTTTGATACGATCTGATTCAAGACCGTACTCTCCAGCAAGTTCTGTACCTGCTAAGCCATATTCACCACGGATTGTTTCAACGTCTTTTAATCCTGCGTTAATAATGCTTTGCAAATCAAGACTATATGCACCTTGTATAGAAGCTACATTTTCTGCAGCAAGCCGATTTTGATCAGCTACATATTTAGTACCTTCTAAACCTCTTCCTGATGTTAAGTCAGCAATTTGAACACTAGCATCAGATGCATACATAGATGCATCTCTTTGAGCAGCTCCAATAAAAGAAGTTGCTTTTGCATTTAAGTCAGCTATAGCATATTGACTATTATATAAACCTTGATTTAAAAAGTCTTGATTAGCAGTTCTATTATCATCAAGAGCTATTTGAGCGCCTACGTTAATATCAGTTCCGCTATAAAGATCCGAAGAACCTCCTGACCCTCCTGTATCAGATACGCCACCTCCAGTTGATGACCCAAAGTTTTTAGATTTATCTGCAGCTACATAAGCTTTATCACCAATTTTTACACCTCCTGCTGTTTTATTTTCTTTATCTTGTTGATTTTCTATCTTTTCTAAATAAGCCTCAGCTTTTTCTTGGCTACCTCCAGAGTCGCCAAAATCCCTGATATCTTTATTGGTGATTTTATCATCACCGCCATACTTGTTTATAAAATCTTGAAAACCGGAGCCCATTTAAATCACCTCAAGTATTAAAAATAGAACTAAATCTATCGGCCCTATAGTTCTTAGCCCCATCTATTCTATCAAACATTTCATTAGTACGTGGAGTACCTGCAAACAATTTAACTCCACTCTCAGTACCTACTAATGGTCCATATTTCATACCAGCAAGAAGTTCTTGA